TTCACCTATAGCATCATTTTCTATTTTAATTGCAAGTAATCTTCCTCTAGCTCTAGTGTCTACTTTATCAGTGGATGATGTTATTGTAAAGGGTCCAAGAGGTGAACTAGATGCTGTATCACTTGGATAGTTGTTTAATAATAATGTTACTTTTGAATTACCCGTTAATATTTTAAAGTCTGGTATAAATCGTTTCATAGACATAATGAACTCACCATCACCTCTTAAATCAGCAAGTCCTGTTGTCTGACCCAAAGCACTTTGTCTAGCAGATATATCAAAATCACCTGATTGTATAAAAGCATCAATTGATGTTGTACCCGAGCTATTGACTTGATCGGTTCCGGTTTCATGAGCATAGTAAGTTGATGCACCATAAGTTGCTGTGATACCTTGAATTGGAAAATTAGGTAAAGAAGTCGAATCGTATTCCGTTGCATAAGGTAAATCATAAACACCGGTATCAATGTAGGAAGTTCTAGCTAGTGAAGACGTAGTCCAACAACTTTCTCCATAGTTATAAGTTACACATCTATTAATTTGTTGAGATCCAAACTCAGGATAAAACCAACTAATTTCATTATACAATGTATTATGCTCTGCATAAACTAATTGATTTGAACTATAATTAATTCCTAGATTATCTCCTGTAGTTGTAAATACAAAGTCTTCAACTAAACAAGGGATAGATTTTACAGTACCGTCAAACATAAAAAATCCACCTTCACCTGACATCCAAAACACAATACCATTAGAATAACTTAATGCGTTTTGTCCAATCAATCCACAGTTAGTGCCAACTTGTCTAACACTAAATGTAAATGGTGGTCCAACATATTGAATAACATATGCAGATGAATCCGTTAATACTAATGTATAGTCTTTACCAGATACTGCTCCCACAATTTCGTTGCCTTTATCTAATCTAAATGTTCCTGCGGTATTAGTTGCTGTTGGAGCATAAGTATTAAAGTCTTCTTGATTTGAAAATCGTATAAACATTGGATCTTGTGTTGTTGAATCACCGATTGTTGTTTCAGTTCCAAAATGAAATACATGTCTATCTCTATCCGATACTTGAGTTAATCTTGTTTTAGTAGGAGCACCAGTCATAATGGTTGCTCTGTTTGCTCTAGGAGTTGCTGCTCCTGCGTTCCATGTAAATGTTTTGCCATTGTGAATAGTTGCAATTAATATTTGACCAAAATTATCTAGACTCCAGAGCCCTGGATCCAGAGTCACGTTACTAGTTGCACTTGCAGTACCCCATGTACTTGAGCTCCAGGTATCTGTACCCCAACCTAAACCTGCGGTTTGAAACGTTGGACCTACTACTTCATATGGATCTATTTGTGCTGAACCAGTTCCAGATGTAGTTCCAGCTGAGTTAGATGGCATAATAATTTCAAATGTATTTGCAGTTTTATTTCTTACTTCAAAAGTATTATCTTGAAAATCAGATGTTGCATAACCCGAGCCTGTTGGAACCGTAACAGATGAAAATGTTACATATCTTCCATTTAATAATCCGTGACTGGTTTTATTTACGGTAACGGTAGCAGAACCGGATGTTGCATCAAATGTTGCTCCAGTAATAACATCATCATCTAGAGGAGTAATATCAAAAAACTCACCTGCATAATATAAAAACAAACCTTGTGAAGTTCCTATTGCTACATATTTTTCACCATTTATAGCTGCAAAAGCATGTTGTGCTCTTGCTACACCAGGCAATGTATTATTAGAGTTAGTAAGTTGAGACCAACCACCTATTTTTTCAGGTAGTCCATATCTAAATCTAACAAAATCGCCATCTACCCATTGAGATTCAGCTCCTGAATCCGTGACCATTTTGTTAAAACCAGGTTTAAAATTAAGTTTTTGTAGCATATTTTCATTCTACTTTATCGAGTATCAAATTCCAAGACAAATTATCTAGTAATTCATCTATGTTAAAATCTCTTTTATCTGTTGATTTAACATATTTATGTAATTCTTCAGTATCAAATATAACCCATTGATTAATTGTTTCAAAAACCATCTTATCAGATTTTGATTTAAAGTAACCTATCTTTTCCGCTTTATTATTGATTTGTTTTAATGGTCTTATATCAAATTTAAAAGGTTGATTTCCATTTTTAAGTCTACCCTCGACGTCCCAAATTTCTTTTTCTTTTTGTTCGGGAGTAGCTAAAATAGGCTCAGATAAAAGCCCTATAAATTTTTTCACAATACACTACCTTTTAAACCAGGAAGGAAGACCCAAATGAGGACGCTTGTCAAACATATTATGTTTAGCGCCAGGTGTTTTACGATTATTATAATGAAGAAATACTTGTACGCATTCCTTACCTTTAAATTTATTTCTCCAATGCTCTAATTCACATCCAGAATATACTAACATGTCTCCTTGTTTTAAATCTACTTTGATTCCTTTTTTACCTACTTCTCCTGATGGTTCTAAATATATTGGCCAATGATCACCGCCTAAATTCATAGTCGTTGATATCTCACAACTAAATCTATCTTTGTGTCTCTTTAATTCGTCACCTTTTTTATATATTCTAGCGTAAGTATAAGCAGGATATAATTTAAGGCCTGTTACTTTTTCCATCTTAGGTTGACATTTTAACATTAAAGTTTCCATAGCAATATTAGAATATTGACTATAAGTATTTGGAATCTGTTGATCATCATAAGTTCCTATAATATTTTCAAAAGGAGAAAAGTATCTAGCTTCTCTACAAGTATTATAAACTTGTCTTTGCATACTAAAATAGTTTGCAACAAAAGCTGCTAGGTCTTTTGATATAGCTTGACGAATAACTGTATATTTATTTTTTTTAAAACTCATATTACCTCCAATGCTATTGTATATCTTTTTATTTTTTTAGCAGTAAGAGGTGTTGAATGTTTTTTAAAATTTTCAAACTCTAACATACTATTGTCAATTCCTTTTGTGTGTTTTACTACATCATAATTTACTGAAGATTCAAGAAACATAGTTCCGTCCTCAGTGGGGTTATGTAGATAATAAATAAAAGAACATCTAGAATTAGAGTGGGTGTGCCAATATATTGTATTTCCTACAGAGCATACACCCCAGCATTTAAATATTTGATATGGTTTTATATATTTTTGTACTGCTTCTACAAAAGGTTTCATTTCCGGTCTTACATGAATGTTACTTTGTGTCTGTAAACCAGGAAAACCGTCACCTAAATCTTTTACTTCTTTTTTAATAAAGTTTAAAATTTTTATTTTTTCTTTTTCTTTTAAAATATTTTTATATATTTTCATATTAGTTCAAACCACCCTGTTGCTATTATTTTTTCTTTATCTGTTATCTGACCTTTATGTGTGTGAGTAAAATCTGTAGGCCAGATTAAAGTTAAACCTTTTATAGATGGAGTAGTAATCTTTTGATATTTAAAAATAGTACCTCCTTCATCTATGTCATTTAAATAGGTCATAAAAACTAAAACTCTTCCAGCATGTTCGATAAATCTTCTTTCAAAATGCCATTCTTTAAATCCACCTTTTTTATTGTATTTTTGAATATTAAACTCTTTAACATTAAATTTAGAATAATCATTTATTTCTGAATATTTTTTTATATATAGTTCTAAAATTTTTTGTAGTTCAATTCTATAAAGTATTATTTCTTTATCTAAATTATTTGAATTTATTGATAAATCTAATGAATCTTTAATATTTTTTCTTACTTTACCACCTCCTGATTTACCTGGTGTGGCATGTTTTTTAAATTCATTGTAATAAAAAATCAATTCATCACAAACTTTTGTAGGAATGAACCAGCCTCCAATAAAACTATCTAAAGGTAATTTATATTCTTTCATTAGTAATAATTAATATTTAAAACAATTCTTTCGTTTTTATCTGTACAAGTAGTGCCTGTATGTTTAACATTTGCAGGGAAAGTTACAAGTCTGTTTGCTTTACTTTTTACAATTTTATTGTCTACATTAAATTTTGTATATCCATTATTTGTGTTTATATAAAATATAGCTGTTTTCCAATCTGGATTATCATTTTTAATTATGTGTTCCGCACCATCTGTATGAAAACCATGTTCTATAATTTTATCTGTTTTCCACAAATGATTTGCTTTTACTTTTATTAAAGCTTTTATTTTTAATATTGAATAAATAGGTTCTAATACTTCGTTGTAAATAGAATTAGGTTTATAATTTTTATAAAAAAAATGCACAAATTGTTTGTAGTCTTTATAATCTAGCACATTACTTGGAAACCAAGGAAAGTTTTTATTATGATAAAACATATTATAAATTTGTTCAAAATAAATTTTATCTAATAGATTGTCTATTACTTTAAACATCCTTAGCCATTCCTTTTGGTATAGCTTGTATGTTCCAATGTATAAATCTAAAAGGATCTTTACCAAAATCCACTGCAAATTCATGTTCTAAATAACCTGGAAAAATTATTAATGTACCAGGTTTTGGTTGATAATTTACTAATTCAGTAGAAGAAAGTACATTGTTTTCAGATTTCATTTTTAACTTTGTAGCTCTTGCACCTGTTCTAGGATCGTGAAATACAGGGTAAGAAGTTTTGTCACTACATTTTAAAAAATAAAAACCTGATACATGTTGATTCCAATGAATATGTGCTGAATGATGACCACCACCTTTTTTAGCAAATTCTTGAACCCATAACTCACTAAACATAGTTGTGTATTGCCGCATATCAAAACCTTGATGATCTAAATACTCCCAAGACTTTTGACCGATGTAATTTCTAAAATCTAAAAAATCATTATCTAAAGTTAAAGGTGTTGAATGATACGATCTTCCAAAATCACCGTGCTCTTTAATAAAATTTTTTTCTCTTGTTCTTGCATCTTTAATATATTTATCAGATGCTTTGTTTAATGACTTTACAAACTCTGGTTTTTGTTCGGACCAAATACTTGTGCTAAAATAATTATCTATAAACATTATTTAAAAGGATTTCCTAAATTCCAAACAACAAGGCTATATCTTGTACCAGCGGTTACTGGTTTAACTCTATGCCACACAAAAGAAGGAAATACAATAATAGAGCCTTTTGGTAATATTTCTTTACATTGAATTTTGTGTTTTGATTCATCTCGCATATGTGGATCATAGTTTCTAAAATCAAACTCTAATTCTCCACCCTCATATTCAGATCCATCTGTTAATTGACAAGTCATAGAAAGTTTTCTTATTTTACCATGTTCTGGGCCTTGTTTTTCATAAGGTTTATCCCAACCATCACAATGCCAATCATAATATTGATTAAGTTTATACTTTGTAAATTGACAAGACTCAGACCTTTCCCAATCAAAATTCCAACCAGCAGCTTTATTTGCTTCGTGAACATATGGATGTAATTCTTTATATATCCAAGTATCATCGAGCCATACTAAATCAGAATTTCTTTTTCTTTTTAAATCTAATATTTCTTGTTTATCTAATTTTCTATCACCAAATCCTCCTGTTCTAGCCATGACTTCTTTTTTTTGATTAGCATAGAATATTACATCATCACAAAATTTTGGAGTAAGTGCAGAAGTAAAATACCAATAGTGATTAGATATATTCATAAGTTATTGTTTGAATAAAGTTTAAATCTTCATTTTTTTTATTGCGAATAATATAGGTGTTAGTTGAAGGAAACATAATAAACATATTGTTTTTAAGTTCTATGTCCCAACTTCTTCCTTTTCTTCTATTGTCTTCGTAATAAATTCTAATAAAACAATTTTTTACTTGCACACCATACAACAATACAAAGTCAGGTGAGTTTCTAAGATCAACAGGATCAACTTCCAATAAAGGTTCAGTATTTGTAAAAGGTTTAAGAAAATTTCCCCAAGTTGATTTATTAACTAAATTAATTTGATATCTAAGATTAATATGTTCTCTGATAAAAGTATTTAATTTATCCCAATTTTTTGAAAATTTAAAATCATTATTTTCAATGTTTGCTTGTAAAATATCTGCTTTTAATTTATCGTGATTAATTTCAAAGCCTTTAGGCATTTTTACATCACCAAAATATAATGCTTGTTCTGTTAATACTTTCTTATGCATTTCAACACTTTATATAACCTATGCTAAAGTGTTTGTCAATTCCCAACCATTTGTATTGTCTGCTTGATAAGCAGTTTCATTCCAAACGTAAACCCATTTATGAGTACCTGCTGTGTTTTCTGCAGTTTGTGCGTCTGTTAAATCTGGAGCATCGCCAATCGGTGATTTCCAAGATGCAGTTGAAATATGTTTTACCCATGAAGAATAAGGTTGTGGAGACCAAAAAATTTGATTAGTTGAATCCCAAGTATAACCTGTAGCTGCGTAGTTTCCTCTAAATGGAGTTCCACCATTTATATGTGTATTATTAATTGTATTGTAAGAAGTTTGAATCCATAAATGTGCAGGCCAATTATTATGTGTTTCTAAATATGTTTGTCCTACTGATTCTTCTTCTTGTTGATTAGAATTAAGTACGTCTTTATTATTTACAGTTAAAACATGTAAGACTTCGTTGTTTTCGTTTATTTTTGCAAAATGTGCCATAATTTACCTATTGAAATTTATACCTTATAATTACTATACCAGATCCACCATTTCCACCTACACTAGCTGAAGGGCCTCCACCAGAACCGCCGCCTCCGCCAGTATTTGTTGATCCTGCACTTCCACTTGATCCCTGAGAACCATTACCGCCGCCACCTGAGCCACCAGTTCCTGCAGGACCTGAATCAGTTCCGCCGCCACCGCCGCCACCTTTTGTAACAGGTGAAGCTGAAATATTAGTTGTTGCACCAGCACCACCATTTCCTCCAGTGTTTGGGCCTCCATTTCCTCCAGTAGCAGATGCACCGCCTCCGCCGCCTCCAGCATATCCTGGTCCGCCACCGCCACCAGTTCCACCTGGATTTCCTTGAGGTGGACTTACAGGAGGAGAGTTTCCTGCTGCTCCCGATTTACCATAAGTTCCGCCGCCACCGCCGGAGCCTCCTGATCTTGCAGGTGTTCCACCATAACCTGGTGGTTCTGCACCACCGCCACCGCCGCCGCCAGTAGATGTGATACTTGAAAAAACTGAATTTGCTCCATCACTACCTGTTTCATTAGGGTTAGAAGATCCTGGAGCGCCTGATCCACCGGCTCCAACTGTAATTGGATAACCTTGGGCTGATACAGGTAATTGAGAAACTCCAGTTCCTAAAGGAGAAGAAGTATAACCACAACCTGCAGTTTCTCTATAACCTCCTGCTCCACCTCCGCCAGCACCTTCATTGTTAGAACCAGCTGCACCTCCTCCTCCGCCTGCAACTACTTGATAGTCAACTGCGTCAGATCCTGCAGGGTTTCCTGCACAAGTAACTGTAAAAGTTCCAGGGCCTGTAAAAGTATGAATTTTGTAATCTCCACTTGTTGTAATTGTTCCACCTGTTGCTGTAACAAATGCAGCATTAACAGCGCATCTAAATTGACCCATAGATATTTGACCAGAACTTGGTATAGGGCCATTTGGAGCAGGAGATCCCGCAGGTACAAATGGACCACCAGAATAATATTCTGAAAGTTGTATTGGATTAGATCCACCAAACTCTGCTTGAATGTCTGATAATTTAGGATTGCTAGGAACAGCCATTATTTATTCTCCTTAGTTAAATTTTCTACTTTATCAGATAATACTTTAACGGCTTCAATTAGTAAACACGTAAGTCTATCATATTTTACAGCTTTAATACCATCTTTTCTTTGAGCAACAGCTTCAGGTAAAACTTTTTCTACTTCTTGAGCTATCACTCCAACATCTTTTTTTCTGACAAAATAGCCATCTTCACCACCTTGTTTATTAATCCATGAATCTTTCCAATTAAATAAAACACCATTTAATTTTTTTAAAGATTCTAATGGATCTGAAATATTTTTTATATCTTCTTTTAATGCGATATCAGAAGAATAAAATGCAGTTACATCATCTGTAGCACGAATTTGTCCAGTGGTTCCTGGAGGTGAGGTGCCTACCCCTATTGAATCTGCTTGTACATCATTATCAGCAGTTAGTGTTC